CAAAGTCAAACCTTGTAGCGGCTATAAACGAATTAGATAGCGACATGGAGACAGTCGAGAATACGGTGGACTCCCATACGGCAGCAATCCCTGCTAACTTATCTACAAGATTGTCTGCGCTAGAAGCGAACGCCCCTAAAGCATTCGGTAGATTCACTACAGTAGCCTCCCCTGTCTTACTAGGTACAAGTTACAACGTAACATCAGTAACTCGTACAGCTACAGGTCAATACTCAGTAGTGTTAGATACAGACTGTACTACAGCCAACTACACAGTTATGCTTTCCTACGAGGATTCAACTGCTACTATCCAAACTGTAATGGCTAACACCATTGCTACCACAGGATTCAACATTGGGCTACGAGATTCGTCTAACGCTTTCTCTGACGCTTCGGAATCCGTATCCTTTTCTATATTCGAGAACAACGGCTAATAAAATGAATATTATAATTAAATATCTAATAGGTCTTTTTGCCCTTTGGCAACCCTCTTTAAACGTGGAGATGCACGACCGTAACAATGATGGAATTGTATCTTCCGTTGGTGGAACGACTAATCATGACTACGCTCATAGCTTTGAGATACAAGGCAGGTGGAGTGCCATCTCTTATACTTATAAAAGGAACGACCCTTATCGCGTGATGGGGGATACGAGTGGTATGGTGCGCTTTGATGTACCTGTTACTACAGGCGAAACACAAGTGGTATATTTTGTTGCAGATAATACATCATCGCATTATCTTTATTTTCATAGGATAGGGGGAGTGAGTGTACACGAAGGGGTAGGTATTGATTGGAATACTACATCACTTGACCCCAACGCTACTGCGACTCTATGCCTTGTGGGGATACCTAGCGGCACTCTTTTCTACGATAATGGCGACACCATCTACAAAACCCATCCACGAGAATAACATATAATGTATACACGCCTCCGAATCTACCTTATAGTCCTCTTCCTATTCCCTATAGCGTGCGCATTAACACCCCTTGAGGCGGGACTTGTTGGAGCTGTTGCAGGTACAACTACCACTATGTTACTTGATAGTGACCCCGATATAATCGTAGGGGATGGAGCTACAGTAGTCCAAGAGCAGGTGGATAACGCCTATGGACTACTCGCTGTGCTTATCGACAACGCTTGGTCGGTGGCTTTGGTTTGCCTTGTCTTTTGGTTTCTTCCCAATCCGTCACAGATACGTCGGCTGTTGAAGAAGAAAGCGAAGTGACCGTGTAGGAGTTTCGTTGTGGTACGTTCAGGAGATAATCAACGAACTTAGGGTTGTCTATAATTATTTGATATAGTACCTGACTCAAGACGTACACCTCTTGGTGACTCATCTCTAAATCTAGGAAATCATCCACCGCGTGGACTAGCTCGTGTAACACAGTCACCCTTTCCTGAACCTCACCGCACTCACTATTTATTGTGATGGTCATTTCATTTGGGTCCCACACGCCGTAGACTTCCTCTTCAGGGTCTACGGGCTTACTGTTAGAAACAATCACGGGAATAGATACACCGAGAAGCCTTATATGTTTAGGTCTAAACATTAGCAGGCTTCCAAAGTTTTAGGGTGTTCGAGCTGAGTATGTAATCACTACCTCGTAGTATCCTAGCCAAGCGTGCTTGCACTAAAGCCTCATCATACTCTATACCTTTCGATGCAAAGGTCTCAAGTACAGCTACCCACATATCCTCTGTAGGAACGTCGAGTATCTTAGCCGCCGTCTTAGGACCAACGGAAGGACATCCTTTGTACCCATCTGTAGAGTCACCACATAATGTTTGGAACATATGGTTGTAGTGCGCATACTCAGGTGTTATCTCAGTAATGCCATCTTCAGGATAGTTAGGATTGAAGTGCAACCCCGCTACAGTCTTGAGGTCCTTATCTACGGAAATCATTATACCCTCCTCAGAGAGCAAGCCGAGTAAGTCATCAGCCTCTAAGGTATCAACCACCTTAGAATCATAGGTCTTCATCGCCCACTCCTTCAGAGGGGAGAGGACTATAGGTTTGCGATTCTTCTTACGGTTAGCCTTATACTCAGGGTATATAGTGTTCCTCCAATTATTAGAACCTGAGAAGCAGAGTAAGATAGGGAAGTCATCAGGGAACTCTGCCCTGATAGCCTCTATCTCCTGCTCAAAGATTTCCTTAGCTGTACCAAGGTCTGAGTGGAGTGTCCATAAGTCATCATCCCATTCAGTCTCTATCTCAGAGGCGAACGAGGCTTTATAGAGAGGCACGTCGGCATCTATAAGTAAAAGTGGTAGGTCTTCTGTCATTGTTTCTTGTCCTTATTATAGTGGTGATGTGGGGGTTATCAAGTAGAATCTTAGGTTTATTTTCTAGCACTCAACATCGCTCATACGACGTTGGAACTCTTGGTCTTCAATATACACATGGTAAGCCTTATGCATACTATCTACAACCTCCTTCAATTCATCTACGTTTATGATTGCATCGCCTTCAGCGTTCTTAACGATGACATCTCCGTCGGGGTAGAGGGTGAACTGCACCTCGTCGAATTGGTTAGGGTCAGATGGGTAACAGAAGTTTTCAGTCTCTATTGTTTTGATTGGTTTCATTTTGTTTATTAGTTAGTGTAAACCCATATAGGAGTATTCTCTCCTACATAAGCGTGGATGGTATTAAACTCTAGGAACTCTAACGCTTCCTCATAGTCCATCCCATCCCTATCGTGAAGAACTTGTATAGCTTTATCTACAGAGTAGACAGCGATGTTATCTTTAGTTATACCAAGCATCGCCTTATCAAACCCGTTTGCAATTAAAAGTTCTTCTTCCATTAGTGAGTCTCAGCCCAATTGTTTCCTAGTTTATACTCACCGTCCATCGGACAATGAATGTTGAATTGTTTCCCTGCGTGTATCATTGCTGACACCGCAAGCTGTCCGACTCGTTCAGCTTGGTCTTCTCTGACCTCTAGCTGTACTTCGTCGTGGACATGGAGTACTAGCTTAGCATCTAATCCCTCCGTGTCAATAGCTTCCATTAGATTAACTGTAGCTTGCTTCATAAGGATTGCTCCTGTTGATTGCATCAGCAGGTTCAGAGCTGAGTGTTCAGAGCGTACAGGTAGCTTCCTGCCATCTAAACCTCGCAACCACCCACGCTTCTTAGCCACGCCCTTCACCTCTTTGATGAGGTTGTTAAGGGCAGGCAGAGCCCTTAGAAATCTACCTCGCAAGGCACGTCCTGCTCCCTCACCACGCTCTACTATCTCACCTATCTTTGCATTACCTGCCCCATATAGGAAGGCGTAGATGAAAGTCTTAGCTTGGTCACGGGTATCTAAACCTGCCGCCCATTGGTTGAGAGTATGGATGTCACCTGATAGTATCTCATTGACATACTCACCCTCATCCCAATCATACATATAGTGAGCGAGGCATCGTAACTCTAAGCCGCTCATATCTGCACCCACCATCTTGTAACCTTTCGGTACATCGAAGACAGACCGACAGGCTTCTCCGAACTCAACACGCACCGCAGGTACTTGACTCATGTTAGGCGTGTTGTGAGTACACCTACCTGATAGCGCACCGTTGTGGTTAATACGTCCGTGCATACGTCCCCCTTTCTCTAGCTTCAACCATGCGTTATCTCCCTCAGCTATCTGACCTATGCGCTTGCATAGCATCATGTATCTAGCGATGAGGATAGCTTCGGGGTAATCTAAACCATTGAGTATTTCCTCGTCCACGCGGGGCTTACCTGTTGGGGAGTACTCTGTAGGTATCCACTTATGCTTCTTTATGAAAGCTTCAGCTATCTGCTGTCGGCTATTAGGATTAAAATGTTTCTCCTTAGTCTTCAGAGGTCCTGCTGTTAGAGCCTGTCTGATGTTGTAAGGGGCTTCGCTCTTAATCCTATACTTGTTTCCCTCAGCGTCAAGCCAATAAGCTACCGTCTTAGTCTCAATAGTCTCAGGAGGAAACACCTTTGCAATTTCCTTTAAGACCTTATCCTTCTCACCTAAGAGTGTGCCGTAAAGAGAGGCACAGGATTCTGTATTGAAACCTACCCCGTTGCGTTCCATCTGCGCTAACGCAGTAGCAAACTTATGCTCTAGGTCTAGACTACGCTTGGTCATCTCCTCCCCCTCTAGCTTGTGGGCTAGGTGAAGAGTGACGATGGTATCTTGTATACAATACTCGCCCATCTCTAGGGAGTACTCCGTCCAATCAGTATCCTCATGGCTGAACTCTCCCTTCAGAGAGCCGAGCCTATAGCCCCAAGCCTTGAGGGAGTGAGAGCCACGATACTTCTTAGGTATCCTCTCAGCCATGTAGTCTGTATCCATCAGGTTAGGGAAAGCCATACGACTCATCACTAAGGTATCTCGCACCCTAGCCTGTGTCTTCCAATTAGGATACAGCTTCTTTATCACAGGGATGTCAAAGCCTATGATGTTATGCCCTACAATAGTCTCTGCATTAGAGAGGTGGTGTAGTGCCATAGGTATGTCATCCTGTGCGAATAAGGAAGAGTCTCCGTTCGGTGTTGTTAGTGAGATGCAATGTATCTTAGTACACTCATCTAGTAATCCATCAGTCTCCATGTCGAAGATGAAGGTATCTTTTGTTTGTTCTTTTAATTGTCCCATTGTTTCTATTAGGTCAGGTCTTGGTTGTTTGTAATCCATGAGGTCCATCTTAAAATTAGGACGAAACCTCTTATGAGTATCGCGGAGCATTAGGGTTATGTTCATCGTGCGTAAGCCGCCTTCTCTTTATTGATGAGGGATACCGAAGCTGTCTCCTTCAGTCTCCCTGTTTCTTTGTTGTACTTAAGGGTGCAGTTTATCCCTGTCTCCCCTGAGTATCTGTTCTTCAGTACCCTAACGGTAGTTACGTCAGCCTCATCTTCAGACTGTTGGTCACGTTCAAAGCCTATAACTAAGTCACTGAGTTGCCCAAGGCTTGCGCTTCCCCTAAGTTGAGCCAAGCTAGTCTTCGCTCCTTCTTCGTGCGCCTTACCTTCGGGTCGTTTGAGATGCGACACGAGGATGAGAGCTATGCCTAGTTCCTCTACAAGAGAGCGGAGCTTGGTCATTATGTTGTCAATGCGCCTACGCTCATCACCATCTTCATACCCTGATACCATGATAGATATGTGGTCAAGGAATACATACTCTACGTCGAGAGCCTTCACCATGTATCTTATCTTACCTAGTAGGTGGTCGGAGTCCATCGAACCGAAGTGGTCATACAGTACACAGTTACCTGTACCCATCGTAGCTTGGAATGCCTCGTGTAATCTCTCCATCCCTACATCAGTACCATGTATATGAATAGGTAGGTTGAGTGAGATACCCATAATGCCCTTAGCAGTACGCGCCACGCTCTCTTCGAGTGCGATGTAGCCTACCTTCTTGTCATTGATTATCAGGTGGTGTGCTACCTCTCGGCAGATGCTAGACTTGCCGATGCCTGTGCCTGATGTGAGCGTGACTAACTCACCCTTGCGGATGCCGTAAGTCTTATCGTTCAACCCTGCCCATGGATACGGGAAGGATTCTGAATCGTCCACCTCTGACACCTGTTCCCATAGGTCTTCACCTAAGACAACACCATCAGGTCTGAAAGGTTTAGCACCCCATTGGGCTGACACTAGCTCACTACCTCGACCTGCCACTAACATCTCGTTAGCGTCCTTCAAGGGTAGCGTAGCTATCTTAGCCTTACCTACTGAGAGCATAAGGCTACACTTCTCCGCCGCCTCGCGTCCTGCTTGGTCGTTATCAAACATGAACACTACAGACTCGAATGTCTCTAGCCACTCAAGGCTACGAGCCACAGCTTTATGCGCACCCTGCGCACCGTTAGGCACGGAGACTACAGCCCACTTGTTGCCTGTCTGTTGGCTGACTGATAGAGCATCTATCTCTCCCTCAGTTACGGTGACCATCTTGCCACCACCTCGCCATAGGTGTTCACCATACAGCCCCATCTTCTTGGAGTTGCCTAGTATCTGAAAGGATTTGTCAGGCATCCGTAGCTTCTGTGCTATCGGTACACCTGCATCGTTGCGGTACGTCGCTACCTGCATAGGCTTACCATGATGTAGTGTTACACCATAGTCCCATTTCTTACAGGTCTCTTCGTTTAGCCCACGGTTAGGTATGGCTTGGTATTCTCTGTCTATTAAAGACTTAGAGACTTCGGGTTGCTTCTCAGAAGCTACTCCTGATTCTTGCTCGTGGTAACTACAGCTAAAGCAGTAGCCATGCCCGTCATCATATCTTGCAAGAGCGTCTGAGGATTCGCAACTTGGGCAGGCTTCATGTCCTGTAAAGTTACTGTCTGAATCAAGACGTGAGTTGTTGGTGTTGTTGTTGTCCATCGTTTTGTTTCTATTGATGCTATGATTCTCTTATCGTCCTCGATTACCCCGTGCGTTTGAAGCGCATCCCATAGAGCCTTGTTGTAATTGTCAAGGTCAGGGTTAGGGTAGTCGAGTTTCGTAGTCTTCGGTCGTTGCACTTCAAAGAGTTGTGCAATGAGTAGAGAACTATTAAGAGGTAAAATACCTTCAGCCTTTGCTTCCTTGATTACTTGCGCTATGGTTACATGGATGTTCTTTCGATACTCCGTGTATTTCTTACCATAATAAACCCCCCATTTACTGACTCGGGGTCTACTCGCAGGCACAGGGTTTTGTTTAAGCTGAAGGTATAACATGATTATAGTTTATCCTCCTGAAAGTCTTTCCAAGATTCAAATCGTTCTTCAGGGGTGAGTAAAGACATCGCTTCCACCCACTTGTAGTAGCCCCAATGATGGTCTCTCATCTTTGGTTCTTTATCCTTTAGCCTTTCATCGTACTCTTCACGAGTTTCTTTGACAGGCATAGGTTTCCACTCAGGATTGGAAGCCCATTCACGAGCTTCCTTCTCTTCCATATCTTCGGGAAAAAACATAATTAGAAGTTAAAGCTGTCGCCTCCTTCGACTTCGCTAAAACTCTCAGCACCCGCAGGTACTACCGTCTTAGCTGTGCCTTCTTCTACAACATCGAAGGCATCTGCTGATGCTTCTTCGCCGTAATAGTTAGCGTCTATAATCTGAGCCGACACGATTTCAAACGTCACTCCGACCTTCGGGTTACCGTAAGGTTTCATGCCGATTGACATCCTTAGCTTTGTTCCTTTACCTAGCGAACCTTCAGGTGTGAAGGGCTGTAGGTCAGCACCAAACAGCACAGGTGGTTTGTTCTCCCACGTTGAGCCATCCTTTCTGATACCACTAGCTTTACGCTTGCACTTAAAGACGAGCTTACCTGTTTTGTTTCCTTCCTCATCGACGTGTTCTTTAATCGGTAGAGGGTTTGTTGCTTTGGAAGCACCGAAGTGTTCGCGTGTCTCTGTGTAAAAAGCCTCAGCATCTGCAACAAAAGATTCTGCATCTGCCTTATCCACGAGTAAGTCACAGTACCACTGAGGGTCGAACTTTGTATCGGGTGCTTCGTTTAAGGCACACCATGATGATGTACCAATTGGGGTTGTAATTTTTTTGGTCTTTACCATTTTATTTCCTGCCTCATTCTAGTGAAAGAAGTATAAGGACTTTGTTAGTTGGTTAATGTCTAATGTTCCTGTTGAAAGAAACGGAAGACGTTCGTTGTGGGTATCAGGATATGATTGCCTGATGTCCCTGTCAAATGAAATCTGAAGATTATTTTGAAAAGTATCAATCACTACTTCTCGCAACCCCTCAGCTAGGGCAGGACAATCACTCGCATGTGTTGCGAATGAGTCATGCACCATGGCTAGTGAGTTGATACCCTTAGATTTCATAAGGTTAGTTGTCGTGAGCATGATGCTCGCGTCAAGTGAGTGGATGTAGTTAGGCACGATACCCTTGAGGTTGTTACGCCTTGAGAGTTTATCGAGAGGGTCACGGTAGTGCGCTTCCTTCCTTATGTTCGAGCCTATTGCTGTGACTACACGACGGCGCACCGTCTGTTTATATCCTTGATGCACAGTCATACCTATCGGTGTTGTCCATGATATAACATTGTCTGCATATAAGGCGGGGCGTATCGTGTCCTTCAACCAAGACATTAACTCTAATGCTCTCGGCATAAGCTCAGCGATTACACCCCATGTTACCGATGCTAATATCTTACTGTATGTACGCAACTGTTTCTGCATACTCTGTGGTGTTTCCCCCTCTATGAACCGAGTGTATAGAGTATCTTGGAATAATTGAATCATCGTATAGTACGATGCCCCGTAAGGTACTGACATCACAGCCCGCTTCATTAAGGCACGGTCAATGCCATACCTCAACAGTCTCAGGTTCTGCTTGTTTGGGTCAGCCTTCAGCCTCCTTGTCACCTCGTCTGCTACCTCTTGGTATATATCAGCAGGACTACCTAACGGTGTGCAGTTAGTAGCCTCGCCTATGTCCTCATCGCGTATCATTAAAGACATAAGCTGTAGCCCGTTATTACTTCCGTCCATCGCACAAGGTATGTGTGATAAGAAGTTAGGATTCTCTAGCCACTCAGCAAACTCGAAGCACCACGCTAGGAATTGGAAAGGCTTATCTGCCTCAGCCCAATGCAGGTAGTCTAATGGGTTGGTCGCGTTCTTCTTTAACGACTCTTGCATCCCTAGCATCTTATCTACCCGACGCTTGTAAGAACCCTTGATGCCCCATAGGTTTGCGCCGTGTATCAAGAACCACTTGCTACCTTCACCTTGAAAGGTCTTACCCTCTACGAAGTGAAGCAATCCCTTAGCGATGTCATCACCTTGAGGATTGAATACCTTCGGTATCGGGTAGGCTCTACCTCTAAAGTCTAAGCTATGTGGGAAGTATATTGCACTTTCCCCTGAAAATTTTTCAGCAGTTTTTATACACTCATTTAGCCTGAACCTCCGACCTACATTTAGGTTGTTGGTTGCTCGTACTCTCTGAAGATTTCGGAAGTAATACCCCCTCTCCTTGTCTGTGAAGTCAGCACTAAACACAGGCTCTGCTAGGAAGTCGCAATTAGGCAAGCCTGCGATGGTGGATTGTTCTTTCCACAGTTGCTTCATCACGTCAAGAACCTTAGTGTTCACCGCCCAAGCCGTTGATTGTAGTGCGTTCACCCCATCGAATACGGCGGGGCAGTCATCGTAAGTCAGGTCGTCATAGTGGTTACCTTCCTTCGCGTTAATGAAACCCTTAGTCTGAAACTCCCTAAGTGTGTAGCCTCCTGTGAAGTTGTCCACCCAATCATTAGGTGGTACAACCATTGGCTCATATAACATACCTCGTGTTGCATCTCTCTTGTAACTTTCCTCTAGCCACTCCTTCATGTCGGGCGTGGGTGCAACAAGACCGATGCGTTTACCGTTCAACACCCGATGGTACAGGACAATCATTCCTGTATGTTTCTGCATCAACATCAAGGCTGTCATACCTATAGAGATTAAGTCTCCTTTATCCCACCAACGATTGATAATGCCTGCTCGTCGAGCTTCCCGAAGTATTATCTGTTCCGTGTTTCTATCATTCTCGTGTTTGTTCTCTATCACCTTAGTGCGGAACAGGTCGATGTGATTCTCCTTGAACTTCTGTAGTTGATACTCTTGCTGTATCGCTCTACCTATAGCACCTGCGAGTGCCGTGCGCTTACGCTTACGACTAATGCCATCGAGTACCGCCCTTGCTATCACCGTGGCTGTAAGCTCAGGCGTAAGCAGTCTGAAGAAAGGCTTAACTTTCTTACCTACCCCTGCACCCTCACCGTCAAGCCAATCAACGATACCTAAAGACAGAGGTACGATTGCTCTTGATAGCGCGATGCTACCTGTTGCAGTCGTAGTCTCTTGCTCTTTAGCTACACGTTTAGCGTTGCGCTTCGTGCGTCGAGAAGCACCCGCGATGAGTGCTTCCCGTTCTTGTTCATGTTGCTTAGACATTTGATGTGTTCCAAACGTATGCAATCTCTGTGCGCATCATACGTCCTAACGTCGATAGCTGTACTAGCTTGCGACGCTTATCCGCAGGGTCGATGACACATTGAATTAAACCTGCACACTCACCGCCTCGTGGGTGGTCATCATCTGAACCTAGCAATCGTAGGTATCGTATGATTGAGCCGTGGCTAACACCCACCATATCCATCAGCTCTTTCACAAGCAAAGGGTTAGGGTCGTGTTCCATAACGTGCAGTAGTAGCGAGACACCTTGAGTCTCCAAGTCTCCACCTGCATACCGACGTATGATGTCGAAGGTCTTAGTTAGATTCTGCATCATTACTCTGCCCCCATGATTGCTACCACACGGTCAGCGTAAGCCTTAGTGTGTTTACGTTTCATGCCATTCCATCCACCGTGGTGGATACGAGCAAGGCTGTGCCAATCCTCGTTATGCCACGCCTTATTAGCGTACCGTCGCATATAACTTTCAATCACAACACGCCCCACACTAGGCAACATACAGTCTGCAAAGTCTAAGTCTAGATTGGCAAACTCCACAGCATCTTGGAAGTATGCTTCAGTTATCTGATACCGCCCCTGCTCACCATGTGAACCCCAAGCCATGTCGTCATTGTTGCTCTCGACTACGCCGATTGCATTGTAGAAGTCATCAAGCGTAGGCTTGTGTCCTGTTTCATTATGGTAACTCATCCAAATCGTCAGCGTTACCATGCACAATAGTATAAACATTGCGCCTGTAAATTCTTGTTTCTTATCCATTTTTAATCTCCCTGTTTGGGTGGTTTAGTAGGTATGGCTACCTTCTTTAAGTTTGTTTGTATCGAGCCATCAAGTTTTGCAACCGATAGCCAATGCTTGTGGCATAAGTGAAACGTGCCATCGTTACGGTCAGCAACAGAGATGTAATCTCCCTGTTGCCGACAGCGTTTCCATGAGCAGGTTACGATGCGTTCTCCTGTCGTGCTAAGACTCTATTGTATAGCTCGACGGGTGTTACCCCACAAAGCTCTACAATAGCAACATCGCACATACCGTCTTTCAATAGGCGAGACATTACTACATCTTTTGGCATCGTATCCTCAGCCATCGCTGTGATAAACTCGCACCACATCTGTAGCAATGTATCCTTGTCTATGTTGAAGGTGTTAGTCATTACGCCACCTCCGTTGGTTCGTCGTAGCTGACAGACTCCTCGATAAACTCCTCCTCATCATACTCCCAATGAGTATCATAGTATAAAAAGCTATCGCCGTTAATATCTTTATGCTCAGCGATTAACCTTATCTGTTCCTCAGCACCTAATTCTTCGATGCGTTCAGCTTCAGCCATGCACTCAGCCTCTGTTCCCTCGATGGTCACGGTTTCCTGCATAGTCCAATGAACCACGCGCTCGACGTTGATTGTTATTTCTAACTCTTGTTTTGTTTCTGACATTTTAATCTCCTGTCTTTCGACGGTTAGAGTAAGAGAGTGTCGCTCTCGTAGTTTGTTTGTAGTATCTTAACATATCCTTAGAGTATGTCAAGAAGTTTCTTTAAGAAAAGATAAAAAAGATTTACTAAATAGTTCTTGATTATCTTCAAGGCATCTTTACGATGGGGTTCGTGGTGGCTTTTACCAAGAGGGAAGAAGGGTAAGTGAAAGACCTACCCTTCGGTTCTCTTTAGTTAAGACCTCCCTTACCTAGCACCACCTCTGTGTATTGTGAATACTTAGTGGTCGTAATCTCTACCACTCTGAGGAAAGAGTTATTTATGTTTAGTTCCTCTGAGTTTAGCAACTCAAGAAGGTCTGCTAGTATCTGTGTCTCTGACTCACCACTAGATAGTGGCTTCCAAGTAGTGATGCCACCCTCTACATCGTCGTAGTCATAGACTTCTAAGCGATACATTGTTCCTATGGTTCGTGCCATTACGCCACCTCCAATGCTTTGTAGGCTTTACGTCCTTCGCTCTCAGCTTCGTTGATAGCTATCGCCATCATACTTGCCGACCTGTAAGTAGCTCGTAAGGCTTCCCCTTCTGCACCTGTGAAGATTAACATCACACCTGCAAGCACCTCTTGGAATCGCTCGACTCCTTCGATGTCCATCTTACGGTCACCCCAACCACACGCAAACTCCTCAGCCATAACTTTGTCTAGGTAGCTTATGCTTCTCGTGTAAGTATCGGGTTCGTAAGCCATCTCGACCCACACTATCCTATCTCTACCCTCGAATCCGTGTTCCGTGTTCAGCTTATTAACCTTAGTCTCAAGTGGTTGTTTGAGTTTTGTGTATTCTTTCGATACTTTCTCGAAGTCCTCCCAAGTATGGTCGCAGTTCTGCTTAACATACTCAGCTAAGTAGTCCGACTCCTTCTTTACTTCGGCTTTCTTCGCATCATCGCGTTCAGCCTTCGCCTTCGCTATGTCTTGTAGCTTGTCTGCTCTAACCAAGAAAGCTCGTAGCTTCTTCGGTGTTGCATAGTCCGTGCATCGTATGAGTTTATCATCACACTTTAGTGTAAGGGAAGTTATATAGCTTCGCCAAGCTTCGGGGTCAGCGACGCAGTAGCTTTGAGTTATTTTAGCATACCCTTCCTTTGAGAAGCGTCGGTAGTACTTATGGTTGCCGTCGGTATCGCGTTCATCGTCGTTGGGTGTAGTCCAACCGTCTGCTACTAGCGTATCGTGAATGGAAGTAGCTATCGCTTCTATCCTTATTGTTTCTGATTGTGTCATTTGTTTAATCTCCTGCCTTACGGCGGTTAGTGAATAGGAAGTTACGTTCTCCCTTAAAGTGTGAGAGCTAAGCTTAGCCTAGCCCTCGTTGTTTGTCAAGACATTTATCTTGAAAGTTTTGTGTGAATTATAATGCCCCCTCTTTCAGTAGGTTCAAGTGTATCTCTACTACTTGGTCGATGGTGTAGTCTGTACAGTACTTACCTTTACCTCGACCACAATCGTAGTGGTATACTATACCTCTAGATACTAGCTTCTCCATGCGACGCTTCGCCTTAGCCCATGAGTTAGGCTTGTAGAATTTAGATTGACAGAATCCTATTCGTATCAATTGTTCCTCGTGTTCTGCGTTGTACTTTCGTGGCATTACGCTACCCCCTCAAACATTCTAGATATTACCTTACCGTTATTATCTAAACCGTCAAACTTTTGGGTTAGCCCTAAGCGGTTTAAGTAAACCCATACCCCTACTTCTGTTAGGTATTGGTGCGCCCCTTGACGTATCCTAAACGACATCTCCGTTAGCTTGTTAAGCCTGTTAGTTGTCGTAGGTGTATGCCACCCGCAGTTAGATACATATGTGCTATCTACTCGGTATTCTACTATCATGTTGTCGTGATACTCGACGTAAAAGGAATTATCAATCCAATCCCTATATAGGTAGGTGTTGTGTCCTAGTTTAGCGCGGTCGCGGTTACCTATGAAGGCTTTCGCTGATGCGTAGTCCGTTACATTTTCTAATGTTAAGTTACTCATTTTATTGTTGTATGTTGTATAGCCTTACCGTGCCTTAGTGTTAAGTGTTGAGGGCTTAGTATAAACTAGCCCCCTTTAGTTGTCAAGATATATATCTTGTTTATTTTTTTTATGCTTCCCCCTCCATCGCTCTATTAAACTCGCCCACCTCTGCTAGATAATCCTGAAGTGGTGTACGCTTAGCGACCTCCTCCTTTGCGTCATCTATTAAACAGTTCAGCGCGTGTTCTGCGCTATGGTCTAGCTCGTCAAGGTCTCGCACCTTACCTAGCTCATCATAGAGGTTAATATCCACCACGTCTCCGCTATCGTCTAGCTCGAAGGATACGCTATGATAGTCGTATAACCCATGACAAGGAAACTGTTCCTTAAAGGTGTCAAACTCTGAGCGTCCGACATAATATTTTCCTACTTTATAGGGGCAATCCATTACAGAACCCCCAAATCTTCAGCTAGTGCCTCTAGTTCTTCAGCGACAAACACGGGGTCTCCCGTCATGTTGTCGCGGATAAACTCCGTGATGCGCGGGTCGCTATGCACTACTTCCGAGAAGTCTGCGCAGGTGTTACCCTCGAATATCGAGGCGATTAAGTTAATGTTATTCATGTGTACCTCCTGAGTACTTGGTTAATTGTGGAAGGCTTAACGTTTTCACGGCGCGGTTGCCTATCTTCCGCGCGACAATCGGGGCGGTGTTTGGTCTTTAGACCCTACTGCACTACCCCTTAATTGTTTCTATTTTCACAATTTGATATACCGCTAGAATCAACGCTTGCCGAGAGCGTCCGTCCTTAGCGGTTAGCTTTATGGTACACGGCATAGACCGAATCTCTGTACTAGGACTTAATCAGTCCTAAGGGTCCTAGCGCTATCGCTTCCCTCTACCCTAACCTTTGGGGTCTGCTTGGTTTACCATGATTTTGTTCTTTATCCTTAGTCCGTTTTAGCCTGCCGTCCTGCACGGAGTATCAGAGGTTCATTCGATATTTTTAGCGGTTCGGCTCTAGCCTACCTCTTGCTAATGGGGTTCTCGCAAAAGCTTGCCCTATCGAGGAACATGATATTTTACTTTAACGTTTTCAGTTACAGCTTAGTTTCACTTATTCCTAGCGTCTCGTTCTTCCTAATTGTTAATGAGCTTCTGTCTTTCTCTTGCCCCTATCCTATCCCCGCCCTCTTGCTTTGTCAAGGGTATTTAGTTAAAACTTTTTAGGGGTCTAGCGTATGGCAGGGTCGGTTTTATCCGAATGCCTAGTGGCTAGTCCGTCCTAGATGTTTCACGTGGAACACTTGACTTAGCAGGGCGAGAATTTGAAAGAGCTATGAGGTTGGGTTATCCCTTTCTCATACCCCTATTCTATCATGACTTGTCAAGAGTGCAACCCCTAAAATCAAGGTATTTTAAATAGGGCATTATAATTCCAAATAGCTAGAAATAGTGCATTATAAGTGCATAGCCTATCTCGCACACAATCGAGTACAGGGCAGTCGTAAGTACAGTCAGACAAAGGACTTAGGACGATTGACGTAAGTCTAGTGTTTACAAGGGGTTAGGACTGAATCTGCGTTCGTCCTTAATGTGGGTACTCAGTAGGGTTACGCGTCAAGGCTCTTAGAACGGCTCTAAATGCCCTTAGAGCGCAAGCGTAACCCTAGTGCCTGTAACGACTTAGGACGGCTAAAACAGAGGACGCAGGAGGGCAGGGCAGGCTACTGTTGAGACTCAATCTCATTAAGAGTCGAGACAATGACTGTTGAGACCTAGTCTCATTAAGACACCCCCGCCTGCCTGCCTGTACTCTTGAGACTCAATCTCATTAAGGCAAGAGCCGTGTTGTTGCGACAGAGTCTCAACAAGACCCTGCGGGGCTACCCCTATGGGGGGAACGGCGCGTTCCATCCATATATATACCCGCTCACATTTTTCTGCAATTTTTGGCGGTCACTCCATACCCTTTAGGAAAACAAAACAAACCCGATGGGAACCCACTAGCTCCAAGGTATTTCCCTGTGAGCGAGGCGGGGAGCGAGAATAACTCTCAGCTCATGGAGGGACTTATAATGCCCAATAGATTCTGTGAAACGAAGTATATTTCCTCATAATCACATTACCTTTTTACTTTTTCTTTAGGGGAGGTGGTGGGAGGATTACTCTAAGGTACTATAGAGTACCTACTACCTACTTCCTTTTCTCCCCTAACAGGGAACTAAGGGGCTGTAGTGACTCTCTATTATACTTAGAGAACTCTGTCTACCGCGCATATGGTCTAGCGTACCACACTTTTTTGTCTTCTCTAGAGGAAGGGAAGAAATATTTTTCTTACATCCATGAGGACTTGTTATTGGTATATCCAACAGCATTCTCCATGAACTTATCTAGCTCTATCTGTAGTCTTTCAGCCTTATCTTCCTGCATACGCTCTTCTACGTCTTGCCCTACAGCTTCTACCCAATAGTGAGCTGCCATAGACATAACTTCTAACCTGTCGTCGTGAGCTAATGCTCCTCTAGCTGTGGTTATTCTTGTGAGTTGGTGGAAGAGCCTATACTGAGGAGCTTTCTCAGGAGGTAGGTGCCTAGTAGAGCTATAATCATTCTCGATTACTTCAGGAGATATAACGATTCTGTGTTGATTTAATAGAGGTTCTAAGGTCTCAATGATTCGCCGCTCCTTCTGAGTGGAGTGTCGTACCTCAGAGAGGGTGACAGGGTATATCTTCTTAAGGTATGGTGTGAGTAGTTCATTGAACATACCATCGCCGAAGTTAGATTCCACCTGTATCTCTTTGACCTTGTACTTCTTCGCTAGTTCTGCTAGAGCAGTCAGGGTTTCCGTAGAGTATCCCCCCGCTACCCCTGAGCATTCGTGGACATACAGGAAACCGTTGAGCATCGACATGATACAGTAACCTGTTTCGTCACTACCACGACCTGAAGGGTCGATGGTCATTACAGTACCACGGTATGGTATAAAGTCACCATCAACAGCGAGGGGTCTATAGAAGTAGTCCCCGCTAAAACCGACAGATGGTAGGTCCTTTATGACCCTCTCAGCACTATTGGAGTGTATGACACGCTCAGGTGCTACCTCAAGGTCTATCTCCATAACAATGAAGTCCTGTAGCTTGAGAGGATACCTATTAGCATCCGACAAGCTAGGGTCAAGCATGAATTGCAACGCAAAGCCTGAACGACCATAGGATAGCTCACGTTCCACTAGGTCATCCTCATCGAAACGCTTAGGGTCTACAGGTTCCCCCTCTAATGACGGGTCCTCTGTAATCTTATCGAGGATATAAGGGGCTAAGTGAGAACCGTATGCGGCTACTTTGTCGCTTTTGGGATATCTTCCTGTCCACACACGAGGTATGTAACCCCTAGCAGGTAAGACTTTGTATAAAGACATCTCTGTTTGGTACGTCCCTAGATACCTTACCTGTCCATTAGGCTTGAGAATGGAGTCAAATTCCTTCACGAGGTTACCTAACTTGTCCCTCATGCCCTGAGTTTCGCTATTATTTAGGGACTCCACGTCGTCTGCCACAATCAGGTCCGCACGAGAACCTGTTAGCTGTCCTGTGATTCCGACCGCCTTCACAGAGGGGGCGTGTGCCGCAGGGGCAGGACCAACATCGAAGGCTATCTTGGAATCTCTCTGCTCAGGTCTAGCCTTCAGATGCTCCAATATTGGCATCTCATTGATTAGACGTTGAGTGAAGGTAGAGAAGTCATCCGAGCGGTTCTTAGATGCTGACACCACTAGGATGTTTAGAGATGGGTCTAGTAACAGCCGCCAACAGACGTAGGCAGAGGTTAGGTATGACTTACCTACACCGCGGTACGCAAGAATGATTTGTCTTCGGGGTCCGTCCTGTAGATATTCAGATATATCATACTGTACAGGCGTAGGCTCGGGGAGACCTAAATGCTCCCATGCCATGTATACGAAATTCCTAAAGTCCCTCAGCTCTTTAGGGATTTCCATTATGCTTCTTTAGCTTCTGTGAAGGGAAGAGCCTTAACTAAGTTTAGCATAGGTTTACTCTCTTCCACTACTACAGTCACATCGTTATCCTTCAAGAACTTAACAGCTACAGAGATTTCAGCCGACGTTGCTTCGCCTGAAGCAATGCGGTCTAAAAGCTCGGAGGCTACGTCTACATGAAGTTTTTCTAAAAGGGACTTGATATCGGGGTTACTCATAGTTATAATGTGCGAACTACACCCCTGTAGTATACCACAACTCAATCGAATCTCTATGGGTATTACCCCCGAACAATTCAACAAAAATGTCGAAGACATGAGAGTTGAAATGAAACGTCTAAAATCTGAGGTACGCAAGGCGTATAATAAGTTATCTAAACAGCAGTCTACAGAGGCTTTGATTCAGGAAGCCGTAGACGATGCTCTCGCAGGCATTAAGCTGTACCCTGCCCCGACCCTACGAAAAGAGAAAAAGACCAAGAGAAGCCCTAGGAACGCTCCTGAAGCGTGGCTGTGTCTCTCGGATTGGCAGGTAGGGAAGGTGACAGAGACCTATAACTCCAAGATAGCGGCTAGACGTATCCATCAGCTAACCAATCAGGCGGCTGAACTACTCCGTAAAGAGAAGCCCAAGGTCCTACATATCGTCCTGCAGGGTGATATGGTAGAAGGTGAGGCTATCTTCGCGGGGCAGCCCTTCGAGATTGACGATGACCTATGGACACAATCAGTCAAGTCAGTACCCAAGCTAATTACTCATGTCATTACCAAACTATCCCCTCTCGTCCCTAAAATTAAAGTGGCAGCAGTTCATGGAAACCACGGTCGTTCAGGCTTTAAGGGAGGAGGACATAGCAGAAAGACAAATTGGGATTTGGTATCTTACAATACTGCCAAACTTATGTGTCAGGTTGCGGGGGTTAAGAATATGTCTTGGGACATTTCTGAAACGTGGTACGTTAAGCAGAAAGTAGCAGGAAACGGCATCCTATGCGTGCATGGGGACCAAGTTGGGGGTGGAAACCCCTTCAACGTGAATGCAATATTCAAGAAAGCTATGGGGTGGGCGCATAATATAGAGGATTGGAAGTTCCTTAGCGTTGGACACCACCACACTCACGCATCAGGAGAACTAAATCGTGATGTATACTTCTTCCTAAGCGGTAGCCCTGAGTCAGGGAACGAGTTTGCTAGAGAAAGATTAGCTCAAGGAGGACTAGCAATGCAGCGAATGTGCTTCTTCGACCGTAAAGGACTAATTTCAGAGCATTTATTGAAGATGAACTAATGGATAAAGAGTCTTTTCCTAATATAACTAAAAAACAAGTCGAGGCACTTGTTGAACTAATCCCAAAAGAATTACCCTCTCTACTAGATACTGACAGAGAGATATGGTATAATGTCGGAAGGCAGTCTGTGGTAGACCTCTTCCTTGAGATATACCGTATTCAGAACGAGTCTATTCTAGATAAATAACTATGTCAGCTTTTTCAACTTATATTAAAGATTTCGGCACAAAGAATGCCGCTACTATCCTTTGGTTTACCTTAGGCTTACTACTTGGGGCGTTTGTACTCTAATGTGTATGGGTAGCGCACCAAAGATGCCTGAGATTCCTGAGGCTCCACCTGCTCCTGAGCCACCTGAACCGCTTGCCCGTAAGGTAGAAAACCCTGAAGCGGCAGGTTCAGATGAGTTTGGAAGACGTAGGCGAGGTAAAGGTTCTCTAGTTATCCCACGCAGGGGATTAAGTATACCTAGCTAATGCCTGAAGCAGACGTAGTAACCGCACAGGTATGGTATGAGAAGCAGCAGGGTAACCGTGCGCCATACTTAGACCGAGCGCGAGAGGCTTCAAAGCTAACCATCCCAACGCTTGTAACAGCAGAGGGAGATGTGTCAAGTCAAAAGCTTAAGACCCCTTATCAGAGCGTAGGCGCGAGGGGTGTTAATAACCTCAGCTCCGCGCTACTGATGAGCTTACTTCCACCTAACGCTCCCTTCTTCCGTCTAGCACTAGATGAGAAAGCGAAGGCAGAGATGGAAGGTGTTGAACAGGTAAAGACTGAAGTAGCCACCGCACTCTCTGAGATGGAACGTAATATCCATAAAGAGATTGAGGGTAATAACTTCCGAGTAGGATTGTTTGAAGCCCTGAAGCACCTGATTGTTTCAGGTAACGTACTACTCCAAGTACCTAAGGAAGGACACATGAGAGTGTTCCACTTAGACCGTTTCGTGATTACACGAGACCCGATGGGAAATGTCGAGCGTATCGTAATTAAAGAAGATATAGCTAAAGACCAAGTACCCGAAGATGCCAAGCCATCAGAAACACCCTCAGACGTTGATACTGTCAGCCTGTATACCTCCATAACTACCATTGATTCTAAAACTGTTGAAGTGTATCAAGAGATTGGCGGCATCCGTTTGGGGGGTTCTGAAGGCACTTACCCTAAAGATAAGAACCCATTCTTGGCTCTGCGCCTTAACCGCATTGATGGTGAGGATTATGGTCGTGGTTATGTCGAGGAATACTTAGGAGACTTAGAGTCTCTTGAAGGATTGACTCAAGCTATTGTTGAAGGCTCAGCCGCGTCAGCTAAGTTACTATTCTTAGTAGCTCCGAACGGCACAACAAGAAAGTCTCGCATAGCCTCTGCGGCTAACGGGGCTATCATTGACGGCTCAGCAGGTGATGTATCTGTTCTACAGACACAGAAACACGCTGACTTCCGTGTAGCCTTTGAGACTATCAATCAGATTCAAGAACGCTTGAACTACGCATTCATGCTCACTGAAGCAGCTATCCGCAAGGCGGAGAGAGTAACTGCTGAGGAAGTACGTTTAGTGACGCAAGCCATCGAGCGTCAGCTCGGAGGAATCTACTCAGTTCTGTCACAAGAGTTCCAATTACCCCTAGTTAAGATTGTCATGCAACGTATGCAGTCTGCAGGACGCTTACCTAAGATGCCTAAGAATATGATTCACCCGATGGTGGTGACAGGTATCGAAGCATTAGGAAGAGGTAACGACCTCAATAAACTAGACAGCTTTGTTGCAGGTATCGGACAGATACTTGGACCTGAAGCTGTACAACAGTTTGTTAATATATCAGAGTACCTAGACCGTAGAGCGGCGGCACTTGGTATAGATACTAAGGGACTAATCAAGTCACAGGAAGAGCTACAACAAGAAGCTCAACAAGCCCAACAGCAGGCAATGATGCAGCAGTTAGGTCCTAAGGCGATGGATGCAGTTACTGACTCCGCGCAACTCCAACAACAACAACAAAACCAAGCCCCTCCACAAGAGGGCGAATAAAAACATGGGTGAAACTCAATCAGTAGAAGTTCCTTTCGAGGAAACAGGCTCTTTAAGTCCTGAACAACAAGCTAACGAAGCTCAAGCTGCCGAAGTTATTTCGGAAGTGGCTGAGACTGAAGCAGCGGCAGACCGTCCTGATTACCTTCCTGAGAAGTTCAATTCTCCTGAAGAGATGGCGGCAGCCTATAAGGAACTAGAAGGCAAGTTAGGTACTCCAACAGAGGAAGCCCCCGCGATTGAGGGGACCGTTAGTAATAATGATATGCAGTTCTACTCTGACCGCTTTGCTGAGAATGGTCAGCTAGAGGAATCAGACTATGCAGGTCTAGAAGCTAAGGGCATATCTAAAGACATGGTGGATAACTACATTGCAGGGCAGCAGGCAATGATTACCCAACACACACAGACTGTATTCAGTCAAGTCGGAGGCGAAGAGCAATACACAGCTATGACTCAATGGGCTTCCGAAACATTCTCCGCTGAAGAGGTTGCCGTGTTTGACGCGGCTGTTAATTCAGGAGATATGAACCAAACAATGAGTGCGGTAAAGGGCTTACAAGCTCGTTACAAAATGGAGAACGGCACTCAACCAAACCTAATGCAGGGTAAGACAGGCGGCTCAGGAGTTATAGCTTATTCCTCTCTAGCAGAAATGAAGAGAGACATGGCTAATCCTAAGTACGCTCAAGACTCTGCATTCCGCGAGACTGTAAAACGCAAGCTCGCAAACTCAAACATCATGTAAGTGATGTTGCAGAACTAAGTGTAAGTGTTTAGCCCTTTACGAAGGATAACTCTACAACCTAAGCAGTGTTCTATTTCTAACTAATTTTTCTTTTAACGACATAACCCACAGGAGTTTTAAATGTCATTACCACTATCACGCTTGGGTGATGCAGCAGGAGATGGGACGAATACAAACGCCCTATTCTTGAAGCAATTCTCAGGAGAAGTCATTACAGCGTTCGAAACATCGAACATAATGATGCCTCTACACACAGTCCGTACTATCTCACAAGGTAAGTCGGCACAATTCCCCGTCATCGGTACTACTAACGCGCAGTACCACACCCCTGGAAATTCTCTTATCGAGACTGACCCTGCGGGCGGCGCGTTTGACAAGTTTAAGCACAACGAGCGTCTAATCCACATTGATGATTTGCTTGTCTCAACTGCCTTTATTGACAGTTTAGATGAGGCTAAGAATCACTATGATTACCGTTCAGAGTATAGTCGCAAGATGGGCTATGCTCTATCTAAACGCGCTGACGAACATCTACTATCAGTAATTGCAGAAGCTTCCCAAGCGACAGCAACTGCTCCGCAAGCTGCGGGTGGTGGTATTGTTGAAATCGGCACACACGCTACAGGTGCAGCAGATAGTGATATTACATCAGCAGCGTTGGTTTCAGCTCTGTTCGAAGCGGCTTCAAAAATGGATATCGCAGGTATCCCTGATGAAGACCGTTATATTGTAATGAACCCTACATTATACTACAACCTAATCAGTAATGGTTCAGTAGGATTTGACATCACTACTACTGTTGCTAACTCCGACATCGGCGGCTCAGGCTTCGGTTCAGGTAAGGTTCCAATGATTGCAGGTTTTGAAATCTACAAGACTGCTCACTTACCAACTGTGGACCAAGTAGGCGGCGCAGATACAATCTATGAAGGTGCTAACAACACTTACACCACTGATGCAGCAACTGCAAAGCTTAAAGGTGTAATATTCCATAAGTCAGCCGTTGGAACTGTAAAGCTTCGTGACTTGTCAATGGAAGCTGAATACCAAATCGAGAGACAAGGTACGCTGATGGTAGCTAAGTATGCTATGGGTCACGGAATGCTCCGTCCTGAAGCTGCTTACTCACTTGTAAACGCTACTTAATACTAGCTATTATTTTTGGGGGGTATCTTTTGATGCCCCTCATTCCTACACTAAACTATGACTTTACTAAAGACAGTAATGAAAAGAGACCACGAAGGTGTTCTACGTAAGAGAGCTGAGTATTGGCGCATACCTTCAGGCATTGAGGTAGGCGAGTCCACACAGACGTATGACACAATAGACGCTAAAGCTGTATTCTTCTTCTCTAACGCTGCGTTAGAAGTGCGTATACCTTCCGTCAATCCTGACGGCTCTACTAGCGAGGTATCTCACTTGAGCGCAGAAGTGACCTCCTCAAAAGGAGTCATGGTAGACTCTAAAGCTAACACAGTAGGACATATCACAGGCAATGCAATGCCCCCATTCTTCCGCTTAAAAGTATCAGGCGCAACTACTAATTCACTAGGTGCTGTATACATAACTTTCTAACATGGCTGACCCTTCAACAACTACCGAAATACAGGCAGTAAACACTATCCTCTCCGCTATTGGAGAGCTTCCTACCACAGCAACTGTACTCGCTAACGGAACATCAGCTGATGTTGTTATGGCGAAGCAGATACTAGATGAAGTTAATCGTGAGGTACAAGCAGAGGGATGGCACTTCAATACAGACTATAAGGTAACCTTCACTCCTGACGGAAGCACTAAGCATATTGTCCTTACAGATGGAAACATCGTAAGAGTTACAGTAGCGGGGAGAGACCTAACTATCCGATACGACTCAGGAACTACTGAGCGTAGGCTCTATGATAAAGAGGAGAACACCTATGAGTTTGAATCTCCACTAACTGAAGAGGCTGTAGTAGTCTACCTCTTTGAGTTCTTCGGTATACCTGAAGCGGCTAAACGATACATTACTATACGCTCTGCACGTCTATTCCAAGACCGCATGGTTGGCTCTGCTAATCATCACAAGTTCACAGAGCGCGACGAGTTCAAAGCTCTATTAGACCTTAAGGAATACGAAGGGTCTACAGCTGCACCAAACATCTTCCAAAGTCTAGGCACATACAACATCATTAAGCGAGGCTCTGTACTTTAATGGGGATACTAAACTCCTCCCTCTCTAACCTCTTAGGTGGTGTCTCGCAACAAGCAGAATCCCTAAGGGGTGCATCTAATTGTGAGGAGCAGACTAACGCTTACCCTTCCCCTGTGAATGGTTTAGTTAAGCGTCCACCTACACAGTTTATGACTGATGCTTTAGGTGCTAACTTCCAAGATGCTAACGCATTAGATACAGCATCGCACCTAATCAATAGAGATTCATCTGAAAGATACTTACTAACAATATCAGGTAAGACTATTGCAGAGGATGATGCAACTAGCGTAATATCAGTATGGGACTTAGAGAACAACGTAGCTAAGACTGTTTACTATGATGAGGATGCTGTTGATTACCTTAACGCTACAGACTCTACTACAGCTTTCTCTTTCGCTACTGCGGGAGATGTGACTTACATTAACAACAAGGAAGTCACTCCTAAAATGCTACCTGAGTTAAGCACCGCGGCAATAGATAATGCAATAGTCCATGTTAGGCAGGGAGCATCTGATACTGAGTACAATATCAAACTTGAAGGAATTACAGTAACACATGAAACACCAACGTCGGGGGATAACTCCATAAAGACTTCAGTTATTGCAACAGGATTATACAACGGGTTAATATCAGGTAAGACTGCGACACTCCATTCAGATACTGCTATAACACTACCTGCTGACCATCCTAACGATGGAACCTCTATGGGGTACAACGGCACTACACAGTACCACGCTTTCAAACTTAATATAAGTACAGGGACTCCACTAACTAACTTACCAACTGTAAAAGTAACAGGTAGCGTAGTTAGGTTTGTGAGTGAGGGAACTTATCCAATGTATTATAAAAAAGTACCACACGGGGTTTTTTACCCCATAGCTACGGGAGCTAATTATAGAATACGAAAGACGGATTCGGAGACAGCTCCCTCATGGATAGAGTTAGAAACTATGAGTGGTGAACCTATGCTACGCGGTTGGAACGGTAATAACCCTGCCCCTGCAGGTACTGCATCTATAGTGATTGAGGACACCCAAGGCTCTACTAATTTTTCAGCCTACACATTTACTAAACATGACTCTACAATACTAATACACGATACTATAGGCGTTGAAGATTTCAATATAGAAACATCCGACTCAGTAGGGGATACATACTTAAAAGCCTTTAAGGGAAGTACGCAATACTTTTCAGACCTTCCTGAATCCTGTATTGATGGAATGCGTATGAAAGTAACAGGAAGTGTTGAATCAGCTATAGATGATTACTATGTAGAGTTTAGTACAAGTGGTTCAAATACTTACGGGAAAGGTTCTTGGATAGAAAAGGCTTCTACAAGTACTCGACATAAAATAGACACAAGTACGATGCCTCATATTCTTATAAGACAATCTGATGGTACGTTCCTATTCAAGCCTGCTGATGGTTTAACTACTCCTGATGATGTAACTAGCGGCTTTGCCTTACCTGTAGAAGAAACACTTAGCTGTTCAGGAGTCGGTGCTTATGATACTAATGATACAACGTATACTGTAGATGGTCTAGTAGCTGATACGGTAATTAAAGCAGGCTCAAGGTTGTTAGTACCTGCGGGAGGTTCAGATGAAGTTATTCTAGGTGACGCAACTGTAGCTCTTGATGGGTCTGTAAGTCTCACAACAGCAGCTACTTTAGGTAATTTTTCTGATGATGAAGCAATGCAGGTAAAGCTAGTAGGTGACTACTCTTCATTTGAATGGGAAGAACGTAAGGCGGGAGATGATGTGACAAACCCTTTACCTAACTTCATAGGTAACCCAATTAACGACATCTTCTTTTATGAAAACCGCTTAGGTATGTTGTCAGGAGAGTCCGTCACGCTATCAGAGTCAGGACAGTTCTTTAACTTTTTTAGAACTACTATCATTGATTTATTAGATACTGCCCCTATAGAAGTGGTAGGTTCGTCTAACTCTGTAAACACTCTTCGTCATGCACTGCCGTTTAACAGTAACCTACTACTGTTTGGTGATAATACACAATTCATGTTAGGCTCAGGTCAAGAAGGACTTTCTCCGAAAACTGTAGCTATGAGCCAAGTCTCTAACTACGAGTGTGACCCTAACTGCGCCCCTGCGATTGGAGGCACGTCTGTATTCTTTGCATACCCACGAGGTAGCTACGGCGGTCTACAAGACATGGTTATCCGTGACCCTGAAGCTAGAGACCTGCAAGCCTTTGACCTAACAGACTCAGTACCTTCGTACATCGAGAACCCGTTTAGAGCTATTGCAACAATGCCTCAAGAGAATCTAGTCATAGGATTACCTAAGGCTGAAGGTGGGGATATGCAAGACCTATACCTATATAAGTATCTCGACAGAGGCAACGAGCGGATTCAGTCAGCTTGGTTTAAGTTTACCTTATCTTCTTTCGGAGCCGCCGCGGATGATACACAACAGATAATAGGTATACATACTGTAGAGAATGTATTATATGTACTATCTAGATTTGTAGATAGCGTCACACCCAATAGCTCTCACACATCTATCCATAAGATAGAGTTTACTACTGAGGGGATAACAGACCTATTCAGTCAGCCCCCACTACTTGATAACGTACTCTCTCGTCTAGGTAATAACTCTGGTCTTATCCAAGATGGCGGAACTTTAGTAGACGGTGATACTGTGTTTACTCTTCCTTACGGTAGTGAAGGTAAATCAGCATCTGACTTTCAGATTATTACCAAACATAAAACAGGTGATGATGGAGGAGTAGTAATTCCAATACTTTCAGGAACTTTCCTTGCAGAATCTACAACACTAACAGTAGACGGTGATAAAAGAGCAGAACACGTTTGGATAGGCTCTAAGTATGACATGACATACAAGTATGCTTCCCCTATCTTCAAAGGTCCTTCCTCAGGAGGCGGAGCATCATTAGTAACTTCAGGTCGCTATCAGATACATTCAGCAGACATTGTCTACCACGACACAAATACATTCAATGTAGCCGTGTCAGTAGAGGGTCGTAGTGATTATTCTTACACCTTTACCGCAGACACTACTCAGGTAGATGTGACTTCTGAAGGTTCAGTCGGACTAGACTCAGGAGACATGAGGATACCTATTCATGCTAAGAATGATACATACGATATGACTATTACTTCTGACTCAGCTTATCCTGTAAAACTGTTATCGACTGAGTTCGAGGCACAGTATAATGCTCGTAGCAGGAGGATGGGAATATGAAAGCAATCGTAAGAGAGTCAATACTACAGGACGCTAAGGACATGGCTCCTTACTTGCGTGATGCAGACTATGCAGAACTACGAGCATCTATAGGTGATACATTAGATACCGCGGAACTCCTAAAGATAAGCATTGAACATTCCGATGACCCAAGAACGGTAGAGCTTGATGGAAAGCCTATTGCTATCTTCGGTGTCGTGGATTCACACGAAACTACACCAAGAGTAGGATATGTGTGGATGCTTGGAACAAACAAGATTAAAGATATTAGAAGTCAGTTCCTACGGAAGTGTAAGGAACAGTTAATACAACAGGAAGAGCCTTATGAGGTGCTTACCAACTTCGTAGATGCCCGCAACAAGGTACATATCAAATGGTTGCGATGGATGGGCTTTACAATTATAAGAGAGGTAGAAAATTATGGAGCAGAGAAGAGAACTTTTTATGAATTTGCGAGGATTAAGGTAAATGTGTAACCCCGTATGGATGGCTTTCGCAGGCGGCGCACAGGCTGCTGTAGGTAACTTTCAAGCTAATGCAGCACATAAGTGGAAGCAGAAGATGGAGGAAGCAGGTGAACACAATGCCTTCCTCTCTAATGCTGTCCAACAGAGACAGCTCGGTACTCAGACGCAACAGAAGATGCGCTCAGTCAATGAGGAGATTCGCATGATACAGCGTAAGGGTAACCAAGTGGCTGCAGCAGCCGCCGTAAGAGCTACGAAGGGTGGAGTGCAGGCAGACTCTGCCTCAGTACAAGCTCTACAACAACAGTTCGGTAAGGATGCTATGCAAGCTATCGGGGTGCGTGATGTGGAAGGGCAAGAGACTCTCACCTTCTCACAACAACAAGCTAAGGCTATTGAGCTTCAGACTCAAGCCCGCATCGACTCAGTACAAGCAGGACCTGCACCTTCCTTTGGTGGACAGGTGCTGAATGTTATTTCAGGAGTGGCTCAGGGATATATGTCAGGTAAGGATATGCAAAACCCTATAACTCCTGCGGCTCCTACGGGAGGAGCCTTTGCCCCTATGGGTAGCGCGTCTACATACGGGCTATCAATCGTCCCCGCTAATCCAATATCATCAGGACTAGGAGGGACGGCTTTAACAACAGCTAACCCCTACCTAAGCATAGGTAGTATGCCTCATTCAGCTTTGTGGAATATGCCAATAACGAAACTACCTGCGCAGGGGAGTATGAACCTGTTTAACCCTTACCCTGTTGGACCCCTCAGTTCGTTTGGTCCTTTTAGTCCTTTCGCTTCCTTCGGTACTTACTAATGCCACAACGCCAACAAACACAGGGAGACTTCGGACTCCGCCCAACTAAGGTAACTCAAGGCATTACAGATGTCTATCATGCACCTTCGATACCTAAGCCTGATATGTCAGGGTTACAGGCTATTGCTAACCTCAGTAAGACTGCTATGGGTTTAGTCCAAGAGCAACACAGACTAGATGTTAGAGATGCTAAGTTTGCTCAAGAGGAGGCAGAAGCACACGAGAAAACAGGCAGAGAGTTCGGAGAAGCTCATCCTTTTGCTGAGTTCCCAAGAGGTTCTACAGAAGCAATGATACTCGGCGGGCGTAAAGGAAGAGCAGCGGCTATGCAGTCTATGTATAGAAATGCAGTAAAAGAAGGCTTCTCCTCCCACTTACTCACTAACCCCGAAGAGGCTACTAACCCTGACGCTTTCTTTAACTTTGCAGATAATACCTATAATGAGTGGGCATCTACTCATGCAGAGTCTCTCGGCGAGTTAGGATTACAGGAGTTTGCTGCAGGTCACATAGAGTGGAGGCATCATCAAGGTGCGATACACGGAAACAAAGCTATCGCTCAGGGAGTTGAAGATTTCATTGGAGTGTCAGACACTATAATGCCTCAGACTCTTACGGAACTAGAATCTATAAACTCAGCAATAGATGGATATAGCGATTCTCAGATTATCGCTTTATTTCCTGAATACGATAGTGAGGAAGAGTTCAATGTAGAGGAACACCGTCAGTTACTTAGAGAGCAGTATGGCACAGTACCTATGCAGAACTTACAAAACTATCTAGGTGAGGCTCATAGAATGGGAGATGACGTACTGAGACAAGCTGTTGATAGAATATCTACGGACCTCATAAAGGAGATGACTGATGGTATGAATCCAATAGCCGCACATACTATGCTTCTAAATCTCCGCACAGGCTCAGGAGCGTTTATAGACCGCCCTGAAGTTAATGAGAAGTACCGTAACTCTTTACAAAAGTTTGAAGCTAATGTTAATACTCTAAACGCAGATGTTATAGCTTCTAACGCTTCTTTGAATTTTCTAGATTTAGATTCCGATAAGAACTACACTGACTCGCAGGTAAGCTCAGGATTATCAGGAGTCGCATTCAACGCTAAAGTAGAAGATGATATATATAATATGTCACTCATTAACGACGAAGATGGGAACGTGCAGCTTTCCGCGAAGGCGGTCATCGCGCACCTAGTAGATAACCCTGATTTACCCAAAGCCCCCCGCACATCAGAGACTATAACTACTGCACTTAGTTACTTACTTGATAGAAATATTGAAGCTAATCCTGAAGTTGTTAGTCTAGGTTTAGAGCTTTATAGGTTTGCTCAGAAGTCTACCCCTCTGCTAAAACGCTTAGGACTAGATGCTCATCAACAGCTTGTCCTTAATTTTGCAACTATGGAAGCCGCTAAAGAAGATTTTCAAGGCGTATCATCTCTACCGCAATTGATAAGAGATGCTAATCTCTATATTGATTCAGATATTAGAATAACTGCTGAAGAAATGAGGGAGGCTTTCTCAGAGGCTACGACTAGCGGGTGGTGGGCGCGGCTTCATGGAAGTTCCCGTAGACCTATAGCCTTCCAATCCGTAGAGGGAATAGAACCCGAACAGATTAGTGGTGATTTTTTACAACGCGCAGAGGCAGTTTATTTGAATCTAGCACAGCAGAGAGGAAATTCACAATTAAATAAAGAGCAGTTGATGGATAAAACTATTGAACAGTTAGAGACTTTCGGAGTAGTTAATGTGGATGGAAGACCTTTTCAACTCCCTGAAGGGCGTGGGATGCAGGATGTAGCGGAGATAGAAAAAATAGCAAAACAGAAGTTACTTTCAGAAATACAGGAAGATGCGCTGACGATGCGAGAGATTCAGGCGGAAATAGGAGAAATGACCCCTGCTGAGTTTAATAGTAAGTACCCTGAAGCTCCTCCTATATTAGAGGGGAGTATGTTCGGTTTAATGAGAAGTGCGCTTAGACCTGATATATGGTTTAAGGCACGCGCTGAAGAAATCTTCTTCCTTAGAAATAATAGAAGCCCTCTTAATATTACATTTGATGATTATAGTGATTCTTCTTCATGGGAAGATTTACCTATCAGCCTATATTCCGATTTTGAATTTAAGGAAAACCCTGACTATCTTTTCATAAACGAGGATACAGGAACAGTATTGGATGGTGTTTCTAGTGATATATTTAATACAAGAGAATTTTCAGCTATGTTTGAGATTGCTCAAGTTATCTTAACCGCAGAGGAAGCAAGGCGGATGGATGCGTTTATAGAACATAAAGATAGTACATACTTCAAGTCTACTCCTTTTAATTAGAAATGGCTGACAAATTAAATTTACAAGACCTACAAGACCCACAAGACCCACAAGACCCTAAAAAGAAAAAGAGGGTGGGTGCTGTGGATAGGGTGTTTCCTATTGAAGAGCCTATAAAGACACACGCTCAGGTACAGCACGAAGAAGCACAAGTCAAAATACAAGACAGGACAGGATTCGTAGGAACCCTACAGGAGGGGGTAGAGTTTATGGCGATGAAACTCCCTACTACTTTGACGGGATTAGGGATTATGAAAATAGCATCCCCTAGTTTTACCCCTGACAATTCTTATCGAATGAGTGAAGATTTCATGCGCTCAATATCGCTAACAGTACCAAGAGAACACCAACAATATATACTAGCTTCTGAATCAGAGGAGGAAGCTAAGTGGCGTTATACTGACGTTCAAGGACGGCTTAAAAACGAGGCGCATTTGGCTGAGTATGGGTTTGGTGGAAATGTAGTGGGGCTACTCACAGACCTCCTTGACCCTTCCATGTTAGCTACTTTTGGGGTTGGAGTTAAAGTGGCAAATGTTGCAATGGGAGCTAAGACTTTGACTGCCGCAGAGATGGCACAGGCGCGGGGGATTTTTAATAGTAAGCTACGGGCTGCAGGGATAACGGAAGCTCAACTCAGAGCTGATTTAGAAGCAGTAATTAAAGCAACAGGTAGCGGTGCTAAAACAGTACAGCTATCCGATGAATATTATAAAGTTATAGCAGAGGCTAGAGCAGCAGGCATGAGATATCTCTCACGCCCCACCTTGACTGAAAGCGTTGTTAGGACTGCGGCAGGTTTTGGAGCAGTAGAGACAGCTAGGGCAAGCTTAAATCCTTTAATAGATGAGGAAGATGTTTTATATGCAATTGCTGCGGGAGCTGTAGCGGGCGGAGGTTTATTTCACCCCCTCGGACGCGCTTGGAGGGCAATAAAACAAGGTCCTTTACCTCCTCCTGAATATATAGGAGGGGTAGGCAAAGGTCCTTGGAGACCTAGACTAGGCGGAGGTTATGATGGACCTGCGGGACCTAAAGGCGGAGGCGGAAGCCCTAGCATCATACCCCCATCTCCTGACGGTAAGATGCCTACTCCTGAGATGTTCGGGTTACCTGCACCTCACCCTAAAATGCGTATCCCTACGCACGTCCCCCTTGAAGGACCTAGTGGACCTAGTGGACCTAGCGGGAGACTGCCACAACTAAACGCGCCGCAACCTGCCTCTACTCATGCCTTTGTTATACCTCCAAAAGGAGGAGGAGAGTCTGTCATTGTGCCTATTGGAGAGACAGACCCACGACCTATGTTCAAGTCATGGCATGTACTAAACTCACTACATCCTGATACTAAAATTGATGGGGTACTGAAGGCTCTTGAGAAAGCACAGGTATCTAAGTCAGAGATTGCTTACGTTATGAAATCGGGGCAGACGAAGGAGCAGTTAGAGGCTTTAGCGTTTTTAGATAATTGGGAGAGTTTCTCGACGGGTTATGAGACCAACGCGCTTGATATGAACGAATGGGTTGAGAGAGGTTTTACGGAAACCATCCGTGGAGACCGCAATTTCTCTCATAAGCAATTCGCAGAACTTTATAGCGACTATATAGGAGATGATTATTATATAAAGGCGTGGGATATAGGGGTGTTGCAGAGGAAAGCTCTTAATTTACTTGACGAGAATACCAATATAGCTATAGTGAAGGCTAAAGTCATTGTGGAGGAGAAGTATGACGCCCTCCGTGAAGCTCATATAGCAGAAACTATATCTATATTAAATGACGCAAAGGCAGGGTTAGATGCGGAATATCACGACGCTTTCCCATTACTAGAAAGATTAGTTGAGTATTCTAAGACAAGAGTATCCTATGAAGATTCGGCACTCCGCCTTTTTGAGAAATTAAGTCATGTTCAAAGTTATGACTCATTCCTTGAGGACGTAGATATAATTGCGCATCGCTTTTCACCCCTGCTACTCATGAGAAACTCTGACTTTCTCATGATGTTCAAGGCGGTGCAGGAGTTAGGTCATATCCATAATACTATACTTGATAGGCTTGCTAATGTATCTGATGGAAATACTTACAGCGTTACCCATACTGAACACTCGCTTGGATACCTCCGTGGACTAGAAATATTCGATATGACGGAGTTAGCAGAGAAACACGGAAATCTTTTGCAGATAGACGCAGCTGCTGCAAGGATGTTTTATAAGGCTAAACTACTAAATGAGGTAGGTCCTGCACCTGAGGCTCCCCTAGAGAAACTTAGAAAAGTTATAGGAGGCACAAGAGAACTAACAGCTCAGAAGCTAGTGAAGAACTATGCGCTTCCTATGATTACTACTGAGTCTTTTTTAAGTCATATAAAACCCCCCATTACAGAAGAAGTAAAGAACTTGAAGGATAGTTTATTGTTCTTGAAGAGGGAAAGAAATAGACTACTAGATTCGATAAAGGAGGAAGAACTAGAGATAAAACTTGCGGAGGAAAAGATACGATACGGGGAGAGCCAACGCGCAAACCCTGATGAAGATACTACCGAAGTCCTCATGGAAGCATTTGGCACATCCGCCCAAGAAGCATTAGATATTGCAGAGCAGAGATTATCGGTACAGCAAGATAATTTAGCCCATGTAGCGCTAGAAATAGAAGATACCATAGCCATGATAAGTAGTGCGTCGATGGTGGGCTTCGGCAATATCCCATACAAAGGTGCAAAGACTTCTGACGTAGTTCCGTATAGTGATTCTAAATATAAAAGCCTACCTGTGAATGTTACTGTCATTAGTTCTCCTTCTATTGTTAATTGGAGGAGGCTGCACGATAGTATATTAGGAGCGGGCGGTTTGGGTTGGGTGCGATGGAGTGCTACCGATGGGGTAGGTATAAAAACCGAAGTATTTGAGAATCAAAACGACCAAACGAAAGGAGAACATACTAAAAAGGCAGAAATGGACCCTGAAAGAAAGATGTTAGTTGCTTCACTAGCGTATCAAAGTGCCTATGCAAACATCATAGAGATGGTAAGGTTTGGGGGGCGTGAGATAAAGTTTGCAAGTGCTGCGGAAATTCGTGCAAAATCATCAGGCTCTAACCCATCGGATTGGCTTTACGAGGATAAACTTCCCACATTCTACAGAAGATTAGCTGAGGCTTATGGCTTGAAGTATACTGAGACAGAGGTAATAAGAAACCCGTCTGATACTTATGCTACTTTTAATAAAATTAGAACAGAATTTAGTAGAAAAGGATTAAAGGAAGAGGCAGAGAAGTACCTCGATTTAATCAGAAGGCAGCAGTACGAACAAGCAGGCGATTGGGCTTATACTAAAATGGGCGGGGAAGCGTCTGAGTATATGGTGGGTGATTTAACTAAAGAGGCTGCGACTATCGGTAAGAACTATCAGTCTTTCTTAAAGACTAATAAGTACCCACAACGTATCCTCCGCTTTACGGAGTCAGAAGCTAAGAGGTTCTTAGATAACGCACCTAGATTCCTTAATCCGTTCGCCGCCCCGAAGAGTGTTGTTCAGAAACCTGCGAAGGCTCTAACCCCTGATGAGCTTACTATCCGTGAACTTGAACGCCTGCTTCCTGCGGAGGCTTTGGATGCTATTGGGTTCAATGTGAAGTTCCCTCGTGAGATTATGGAGCAGGCGATGTTCCAAACAGTCGGTGCGGATTATATCGTACCGTTGAGAGATGACATGGGGATGGCGGAACTTAAAGAGATTGTCGCACGAGAGAATCTTGGAGTTACTCACAGGTCTATGAAGGGTTTAAGGAAAAGGATAACTCTTGCACGAGTTCAGAGACAGGCGGCTGTAACTCAACCTGACCTACGTCCTGTTATAGTGCCTCAAAGCGTTGCTGATAACTTCCCTGAGATTACTGAAGAAACAGGATTCGTTATCGTTCCTGACGGTGGAATCATGGCTCCAACAGGCGGAGGAGAAAAGCCACCTACTGTACCACCTACAGCCGACGGCACTACACCGCCTCCTTCTGACCCTGAACCAACACCCGAACCTCTACCTTTTGAGGATGTATTAAAACTCATGTATGAGGTAATACCTGCGGCGGGTATGGAGAATATGAGAGGAGGTGCTAAATTTGCTTACAGTCTTTCATATCTTTTAGGTAGAAGTGACGGACCTGCATCTCTAAGATTCTTACACCACTTCGCTCTTCAGACTCTAATCTCCCCTGTAGATTTACAGGGTGAGAATGTTCCTGTAGGAATAGCCGCTGATATGAAGGCGGATTCGTTTACTAGAGCTGACTTATCGAAAGTCGGAGAGGAAGTTCAAGGTCTATTTGATTCTTGGTACACAGAAAATAAACACCGTTTCCCTTTTATAGGAGGGGAGAAGGCTGTAAGACTACGCAATGCTCAAGAAGACTTCTACCGTCAGGTGTTTGAAGGACTACACGGTAAACCTATTACTGACCTCCGTGTACAGTTATCCGTAGATGCTTTCAATAAAGCTAACGCACGGAACGCAAAGAAGATACATGAGAGTGGACTTTCAGAAACTTTATTGGAATCTGAAGGATACGCACCGCACTCATGGCTTGTAAAGCAGGTAGGTAATAACATTAGATTGTATGGTCTTGACGTAATGACTTCATTATTTCGTGATGGTCTTCTAAAACTTAACCCTCACTTTACTGAGAGACAGGCTACACTAATAGCTAAATCATTACTAATAAACGTAAACACACGGGGTTTAGATGTAGATTATGAAAGCACTAGCGGTGTAGGCGAGGATAGCTTCGCTGCTTTAGAGCGTAAACTCTCCGCTGTGCCTGATATAACCGCAGAAGAAATAGCTGAGATACTAAGCGTAACTAAAAAGGTTCCAAATAAACCTTCTTTCTTACGCAACCGAACAGAGTTAGACATCTTTACTTCACAGGCTATGCGGAATAAAGAGACAGGCGAGATGGACACAGTATCTATTATAGATATGTTGAATACCAACGCCGCTTCTCTGTTGGTCCACCACCAACGCCAACTTAACGGTCAGCTTATGTACCGTGAGATGATGACAGAGTTGGCTAAGTTCTTAGGGAAGCCCGAAGCTACTTGGGAAGACTTGAAGGAGTTGGCTAAGTTTGAGATGTTACAACGTGGAGAGAATAACGCGGAGACTATGGAGTTAATCGAACACGTCCAACGGATTGTTCTCGGTATACCCATCGACCCCGCACAAGGTAAGTGGGGAGAGTATGCTCGGATACTACAGAAGTTCTCTCTCGCCGCCTTTGGTGCTACCTTCGGTATTGCCGCATTAGCTGAAGGAGGACAAGCGGTAGCTATGTCTTCTTTGGAATCAATGCAACGGATGTTCCCTGAAATGCAAGCCATTATGATGGATGTCTTAGCAGGTAACATGACTAAGAGCGAACTAGCTAGAGAGCTACAGAACTACGCAGGAATAGCCCATCCTAAATTCGGTAGAGGGACTAACATGAACCGTGAGTTTGACCACATTGCTGAGGACGTGCAAGGCATGGTCGAGTCTCTTCTAGATTTCTTAGGTGAGAAGGCATTATCTTTCGGTGGTCTACTCGCTTTAGATACAATGCAAAGGCTGTGGTCAGCTATCTTATTTACTGACAATCTAGTAAACGGTGTACTTGCAGGTGGGATGCCATACTCTAGGATACACTTGGCGCAGATAGGACTAACTCCTGACATGGCGTATAGAGTTGTAGCTATGATTAACAAGCATGGTAAACTTTATGATGCCGCCAATGGTGGTAAGAAGATAGGACGATGCCACCCTGAGAATTGGGAAGATATAGAAGCGGCGGAAGCCTTCCGTTGGGCTTTGAACTTACACTCTCGAAGGACCATCCACGAGGCGATGAAGGGTCAGTACCACCACAAGTTCCAAGGTCAGATAGGTAGATTGTTTTGGCAGTTCCGTACCTTTATGCTATCAGCCTATGAAGGTCAAGCGGTCACCGCAGTACAAGGAATGCAACACGGGGATAAGAGAGCCGCATTTGGTTTACTTACCAACTCTATGTTTGCAGGTCTTTCCTATATAGCAGGAGTTTTAGTGCGCTACGGACACGATGAAGAGAAGGTGAAGAAGTATCTAACTATGGAGCAGATAGCAAAAGGTATGTTAGTTAAGTCAGGTTGGTTTACAATAGGTATGCCTATCCTTGATTCAGTACAGAGATTCAGAGGTGAAAGCCCTCTGTTCTCCTACGCCCACACTAATACAGGACTTGCATCTAGTGCGCTGATGGGTTCACCTTCAGTAGCTATCGCTGACGCTTTGGCGGGTGTTGTTAAGAGTGTAGTAGCTCCTGTAACCAACCCCAACTATAAATATAGTAAACAAGATTGGAGAAATATAGAAACGCTCGCTCCTCTTCACGGGCTAATAGGATGGGGAAACTCTTTGAAAATGATAGGCGATAGACTACCCGAAAAATCTAAAGGAAACTAATGACTACCCACGACCAAGACTTACTCGTAGCTATCGGCAGACTCGAAGGCAAGATGGATGCTTTGATAGCTATCACCAACGCTCACAATGAGATGATTCAGAAACATGATGAACGTCTTCGTGAGTTAGAGACTTCACGCTCTGCCCTGATAGGTGCAGTAGCTATCCTTTCCACAGCAATTAGTGCCGCCGTAGCGTGGCTCTCAGCAAACTCAGTATAATGCCATACGATAGACATGATAATGAAAAGATAGACCGTAAGGTTATGGACTGTAGAGCCAAACTTGGAGGTACTAATATTGTTGTAGGTGGGAACACTGATGCTATAGCTATAAACAAAACTAAGCTAGACCTAATGACGGTAACACAGGCTGTGAACCTTGATGACATGGAGTCTGACATAGGAGCGGTTAGCGGTTTAACAACCGATGAAAAAGATAATCTAGTAGGGGCTGTAAATGAGCTAGACACTAACACTAATGACTGTCAAGCAGATGCTACTAACGCCTCGACTTTTGCAACTACTGCCCTCCTTGCTATAGGAACTACGAGTAATCTCCCAAACCCCCCTGCATCGCTAGTCGAGGAGATAAATACCCTAGACGTAGCAGTAGATTCAAACACAACTAAATTAGATGGTATTGAAGCAAGTGCAACTGCTGACCAAACAGACGCTGAAATTAGAACTGCAGTAGAAGCTGCAACTGATTCAAACGTGTTCACTGATGCTGACCATACTAAACTAAATGCTATTGAAGCAGGTGCTGATGTGACAGACTCAACAAATGTTGTAGCTGCTTTAACAGCAGGAGAGAATGTAACTATATCTGCAGGTGGAACTATAGCTTCCACAGATACAGACACAACTTATTCATCTAGTGATTTTACACATGATGACTTAATAGGTTTTGTAGCTGATGAACATATAGATTGGACAGGTGCTTCAGCAGGAACTATCCACTCTTCTAACTATACTGATACAGATACAACTTATACAAGTTCAAATTTTACACATGATGACTTAACAGGTTTTGTAGCTGATAAACATATTGATTGGACATTAACTAACATTAAGAATATCCACTCTTCTAACTATACTGATACAGTTTATGACTCAACTGATATTGATGCAGCAGTAGATTTAAACACAGCAAAGGTAACCTATCCTTCTGCTGACTCTACTAAGGTGGGGTATATCAGCGTTACGGAAGCTATAAACTTAGATACCTTACGCGATGACGTAGATAGTAATGATGCAGATATTGCAACTAATGTTACGAATATCAGCAGTAACGCTGCAGACATTCTCACGCTACAAGGTAACGTAAATAGCAACGATGCAGATATTGCAAATAATGTTACGAATATCAGCAATAACGATGCAGACATAGCCGCCTTACAGTCTGCTGTAACTAGCAACGATGCAGATATTGCAAATAATGTTACGAATATCAGCAATAACGATGCAGACATAGCCGCCTTACAGTCTGCTGTAACTAGCAACGATACAGATATTGCAACTAATGTTACAAACATAACTACCAACTCCGATGCCATCGGAACACTTTCATCATTAGCCACGAGTGCTAAAACCAACTTAGTGGGGGCGGTTAATGAGCTACATACAGAATTAGGTAGCGAGACAACAACGTCCTTAGTTTTATCTGGTAACATCCTCACGTTTACTAATCAGGATGGTGTAACGAACACTATATCCTTAGCCCACTACTTAGATGACACAGACACAAATACCTTTGTGTCGTCAGGGTCGGTAAATAGCGCAGGGCTAGTCACTTTCATTATGAGCGACGCTTCGACATTTACAGTAAACTTAGAGTCTTTATTAGACACTACAGTTACTGTAGTTGATAACTTGATAAGTACGAGTACCGTAGATGCTTTGAGTGCTGGTAGGGGCAAGGTATTAAAGGATGGTCTTGATACTCTCACCACCACTAAAGTAGCTACATCGTCTAACCAAGCGTTAGTTTCCGCAACTGATGCTATGACTATTAGTGACCATACTATTACTTTAAATAGAGCAGATGGAACTACGGACACAGTTACAGTTCCTGATAATGACACCACTTATACGGTAGGCGATGGTGGGCTAACTGAAATTAACTTTACGTCAGCGGATAATACTAAACTAGACGGTATAGCAGCAGGTGCTACAGTAGACCAAAGTGCTGCAGAAATAAAAACTCTTTTAGAGGATGGGATTAATAGTGTTCATTATGTAGATGGAAGTATAGATACTATTCACATAGGTGATGACCAAGTAACAGTAGACAAACTGGCGAACTCAATCAATACAACTATAGCCGCCAATACAGCTAAAGACACTAACGTCACAACCGATTTAAGCGTAAGCAGAGATGGAACCAAGTTGGTTGTAGTTTCGAGTGATGGAGCAAACGCAACACTACCCCTAGTTGATACAAATAATTGGGGTGTGATGTCGGATGAAATGTTCGACGAGCATACAACCAATAATGCTAAGACAGGCATTTCGCCTGTACAGGCAGCAGCTATTACAAATAATACTACTGCTATAAGTGGTAACGATACAGACATAGGAACACTCGCTAGTTTAACGACTACAACAAAGTCAAACCTTGTAGCGGCTATAAACGAATTAGATAGCGACATGGAGACAGTCGAGAATACGGTGGACTCCCATACGGCAGCAATCCCTGCTAACTTATCTACAAGATTGTCTGCGCTAGAAGC